CCGTATACCCTGCACCCGCTGCACTAATTGAAGAGATAGACGCCGCTGCTCCCGGCTCGCCATCTATCTGCGCTCGTATAGATGCAACGTCCGAAAATGCGGCACCGTTGGAAGCCTTAAACTGTATAGTTCCGATCACATCATTATCAGCAACGGGGGTATGAGAGCCATCTCCATTATTTCGGGATTTGGTAAATACTAAGCTCTTGGATAAAGCATCGTCCGAATTAGTAACCACCGCCGCGTCGCCGTCTTGGACGTGAAGCAAGTGTGCAGGTGATGCCACGCCAACCCCAACTTTTGCGCCATCCTTTCCTAGCACAACGGTCGGATTTGAGTCATCCGTGCTGATGGATACGTAATCCTTTCCATCGGTCGATTCCAACTCAAAAGAAACGGCTTTTGCATCGGCAATTTTCGCACCGGCTGCGCTTACGATTTGTCTGCGAGTTCTAAAGCCAGCCATTAGATTGCTCCTAGTCTGCAACTAACGCTCATTTTGTCACCAGCGTTGCTGGAACCCGTAAGCGCTTTAATGCGAACATGCGAATAGTTAATAGGTACGTCAATGACAAAGACACCTGTTGCAGCTAGGGATTTGCTGTAGCTTGAATCACTCAGTACAGAGACAGCAGCCCCGTCTTCAATTTGCAAACGCGCAAATGTAGCACCGTCGTCAATTGAGACTTCAAAATAGAAAGTGCATGTGTGCGTAGATGCGTGGGCACTGTGATTAAAAACAAAAGTCGCTTGGTTCATGCCCGAACACGTAATGGTGCTTGAGTTGTTTGAAGCGTTTAGGAGAACGGTATCAAGGCCGACTTCGGCAGCCGTGAGTGTTTTGTTAAGATTGATGCCAGCCATTATGAGTATCCTCGCTGTTGTGTTGGTGTCATGTGTGATTGTGGCACCTGTTTGAGCGCCGCTGATTGTGGATTCGGTTTGGCCGGTTGGCCTTGTGCTCGTGTTGCGTTCAGTGTGTTCATGTAAGAGCCTGAGCGGGTAGGATCGATGCCCGGTATTAGAACAGCTACGACTGCTCGTGTGCTTGCATCCATTGGCTCTTTCAATTTGCCTATCTCTTCAATGCATTGTTGCACACACTCCTGATACATTTCCGGTGTAAATTCTTTCCAGGTAGCTACTTCGTGTGATGCTAATGTTTTATTCGCAGCTCGGTCGGCAAATGCACTTAGCGGGTCTTCGATGAAGTCTACGTCACCCTGGAATCGTGATTTTTCAGAATCTGGCGCCGTGTATTCTGTAGGGTTTAATCTGTAGAGTTCTGAAGCTGGCTTTTTAGGAGCCTTGCTAGCCATTAAGCTGTAGCCGTGAGCTAGTTTCATGCGTGATGCGGTGGCGTGTTCTGGTGCGAAATCGTCCATTCTGCCGACAGCCTGGTCTAACAGTTTAGCTTTCATTTCAGGGTTAGCTTCAATGGCGTTTAACCGCTCAACCGCAGCCGTAAACTCGTCGTCTGATGTTGGCTCAAGCAAGGCGCCAAAGTCAGCACTCTTTGCCGCAGATGCTAAGATGACGCTAAACTTGGAAGGCTTTGCGTCTTTAAGATATCGGTCCATTTTGCCTTGAACAAAGTCACGTATGGTTTTTTTCCGTCGTTCCTGGAAGCGTACAATCGTATCGTGAGTGTCCATTAAAGCTAGGTATCGGCGCTCGTGATTTACAACCCGTCGCATCTTTTGGATTATTGATGAAGTACCCATGGTGGCAGCGGCGCCACCTATCCATCCACCACCCAGTAGAAAGCCTGCCATACCTGCTGGTGAGGTCGTTCCATGCGTTTGGAGCTGTCCCATTGCTCCTACCTGCTCATCCATCAAACGTGGGCGATATGTCTCAGGTTTTTGTAAACCCATAGCCTCTTTGGTAAGAGCTGTTTTTTGGGTTTCCAGGTCAGCGAGCTCGCGCTCGATAGATGTCGTGTCTTCCGCTGTGGCACGTCTTAAACGTTCCTGCTTGTCATCAATTTCCTTGATGCGCGAGATGACAGAATCGCGTGGGCCATCGGTGTTTTCGTTGCGGGCAACCTCAAGCAATCGGTCCTCTTCAGCTTCTTTTGCTGCGTTAACCTTGCGGGCTGCGCGGGTTTGCTCTTCAGCAAGGCCACCTGTCCTAAGCTCGTTAAGGGCGTTTTCGTTTTCATCCAGCTTACGGCCTAGCTTAGAAGCGGTATTGTAGTCGCCTGTAAGATGCGTAGCTTTAGCGGCCAGGATTCGTTCGGCTTCTATGTCGGCTGGCTTCTGTTTGGTTTTAAGTAGCTCGTCGATGAGACGTGTAACTTGGTTGGCTTCTGCTATGTCAAGATAGCTTCCGTTTAGAGTTACAACTGATTCAAAAAATTCTGGGAAAAGCTTGGTTGGTACATTAATGCCTAATCGATTCGTCAATTGAAACATTGTGGAGGCAGCGCCATGGTATGCGTTATAAACGTCGTTTAATGCACGATGCTCCATTGCGACTGCTTTGTTGCCAGCATTGATAACAAAAGTTTTGACTTTTTTTGGGTCGATTTGCTTGCGACCGTTTTTGACAACTGTGCCTCTAAACTTGGAGCTAAAGTTCTTACGAGCTTCAATCATAGCTTCCCAGGCTTGATTTACAGCTTTAAGTTCTGTGCCTGCGGTACCAAATGCCTTGTGTGACTGCATTGATGTAACGTCTGACCACAGGTCTTTAAGCACTGTTTTAACGTCCCAGTTAAGAGTGCCCTCGACGTTGCGTCCAAAAGCTAAATCACCAAGCTGCTTGCGGCCTTTGTCGAGCACTTTAAACAGTTCTTGTTTTAGTTCACGGTCAAGGTCTGGAGTCATCCTGGCGTTTGTTTGAGTCTCGCCAAAGAATCTATCGGTATCTAGTTTTCCTTTTTTCTTAGAACCTTTAGCTCCAGGGGCTCGTGGAGCCTGTATCTTTAAGACCCGTTCAACAGTTTCAATGACTTGCTTTTGTATGTTGTCGATTACGGTTTCACCGTTCTGAATCTTGCCCTGACCCTTTGGCAATCCTTGCCGGTCAGCTTTAGCTTTCTTTCGGGCCTCGTGCAGTACACCAAAGACGGTACGCACAACGTCGTCGGCATACTCGCCTTCGTTGACACCGCTTTCTATTTTACCGATGAGACCGTTGGTTCGCGTTTCACCCATAAGCAATTCAGAGACTTCTTCGATGCTATCGTCTATTCGTTGCATCCTGTCGACAGCATTGTCTGGGTTCGTTGGGTCGAACTCCCTGTCTTTAATCTTCTGATAGCCGCTCTTCTCAGTTTCGCCAGTTGCTTCAAAGGTTTTCTTGGCAGCATCGTAGTCGGTGTCGAGTTGGGTTTTGGCTTCTGTTAAAAGTTTTTCTTCACCTTCAAATTTCTTTAGAATCTCTCGGTGCTGAACAGCAAGTTCCATCTCTTCAAATTCAGCTAGCTTCTTGGCAATCTCATTAGCCTGAATATTGTCGATGCCTTCAAGCTGAGCTTGAGCGTCTTTAAGTTGATTGACGTGCTTGTCTTTGAGTGCCCGCCACGCAATCTTGTCATCGGCAAAGGCGTCGGTAAGTTCTTTTTTTGCCAGCGTAACTTTATCGAGTTGTGCTTCAAGCTTTACAACATCACCTTGGTATTGAAGGGCAACGTTGTCCTGAGTCATACGATAGCTGCTGCCATCCGCAGTCATCTCGATTTTCTTAAGGGCGCTGGCGTACTCGACTTCGTATTCGTCTTTGGTAAGCGTTTTGTTTAGCGGGGTAGTTTCCGACACGAGGGCCTTAGCGAGAGCATCCTGGGCCGCAGTGGGATTCTTGATATCTCCGCCAAAAACCGAACGGTAAAAAGTGGTGAACATGTCACCGACTTTCTCTTTCCCATAGGTTCCAAGTGCAGCGGTGCCTGGGATGAGTAACGAAAAGCCACCGCCCATAGCTGACGATAAACCCACATTGCTGACCAAACTCTCAGCATTGGCGTTAGGGTTACCCATGATGGCCTCTGAGAGGTGCTCTCCCGCCGCGTAAGCCCCAGCATCAATAGCACCCTCAGTTAACAGCCCAAGGGCCTTAGCGCCGCGCATACGAGCTGCTGATGGGGCGCCGCCCATTGTGAGCTTTGCGACCCCGCGTCCAGCCGCAGCAGCTTTACGGGCTGTACCACCAACAATGTTAACCGATTGGACAGCACGTCCTAGGGTTGAAGTGGCTTTAGCAACCCCACCTACACCACCTGTTCCAAAAATCATGGCAGCAGAACCGGCAATGTCAGCACCGTAGTAACCGGCTGTCTGGTACTTTTTAAGAGCGTCTAAGGTCTCTTTATTGATGATGCCTGATTCCACCAACGCAACGTTCGACAGGCTCATCGTGGCGCCGGATAAAGCACCAAGCGCTATAGCTGATAGGGTGTTATCCCAACCGCTCGAGTATTCCTCCCGTAGCTCATCCTCCTTGACTTCAGCCGCACCTACAAAAGTAGCTCCAAGTTCAAAAGCTCGTCGTGCATACTTTGCTTCAATCTTGTGTTTTTTGCCGCCTGGAATAACAACTGGCACCATGGCGTCATCAGCAAAGTTGAATCCACCAGCTCGCACTCGTTCAACCACCTGATTATCAGGAACCGTTTCGTACTGCTGGGTCGCTGGATTATAAAGCTGTGCCATATCTCAGTTACATCCTTAGCTCTTGGCCCTGAAGCAGTGCCATGAAGTTTGCAGTCTGATCTTCGTTGCGTGGAGGGGGAGCACCGACTGTTTGCTCGTAGTAAATCTGTTCCTCAGGCGTCATGATGTCGTAGTTGGCACGGAGAATTGCGTTTAGGTCTCGTTCGGCATCACCAAGTTTCTTTAAAGCAGTGTCAACCGTTGCTGTTTTACCGGGCAACTGTTCCTTAATGTGCTCGTAACTTACATCAGTAAATGAGGCGCCGGACTTACTGGTAATTAAGCTCATTGCCAATCGGCCCATAGTGTTATCGAATTCGTCTTCGCTGGTGTATACTCCCGGCGTCATCCCTTTGAGTCCTCGACCCATTGCCGCTGCATAACCTGTGTCTCGTTTTTCCATTTCTTTTTTAGCAAACGCAATTGTGTCTCGTGCGGCCAGGGCGTTACGCATCGACTTACGCATGTCAGCGTCTTTAAATCCTGCGGCAGTCTTTTTGGCGTTCATTGCTTTAACACGAGCCGTTGCTGCGTAGCTTTGGATGTTCATAGCGCGGTTCTTCATGGCCGCATTGAACTTGCTTGTGTGCATCGTAATTTCACGGTCGGCTGCACGTTCTTGAAGCTGTGCGCGGAGGGCTTGTATCTTTGCTGGCTCAATCATCGCACCATACTGCGCTTCAATTTCGTTTAGTTTCATTGAAAACACTTTGTCGGCTTGGCCCCGCAGCAAAGATTCAACGTCTCGTTCGTTTTTATGTTCGCCCATTAGCATTTGGTATTCGCTACTTTTGCGACCTACCATGTACTGAAGTTTACCCAGCTCAGTTCGTTGCGCTGCAATGTCACGGTCGACTGCGGCATCTAAAATTTTAAACGCGGTATTCTCAGTGCCTGTAAGAGCTGCGCCAAAAGAACCAAGCGCAACAGCCAGGGCAGAGCCGACTGCTGATACCGTGTCTTTGTAGATTCGTTTTGGGTCTATCTCAAAATTAGCAACGCGGTCTTCTGCGGCCCGGATGGCTTCGCGGCTTGTGTTTAAAGTGTCGCCTCTTATTTTTGCCGCGTCTTCAATCTGTTGACGCTCTTCTTCAAGCTCAATCTGCCGATTTTCCATGGCAGTATCGAGAGCCTCGTTTTTAAGCTGAGTATGCTCTTGTTGCTTCTTAAACGCATCGTCTTGTGCCTTGACTGCTGCTTGGCCTTTAGCTTCGGAGCGATTAAGTCGTGCTTGATAGTTTCGTAGGGCTGCGTTGTCACCAGTGAGAGCTGCTGCAAAAATTCTTGCTTCTGCTGCTGCGGCTGATTGGTCGCCGCGTTCCATGCCTTCTCTGTCCGAGAAGTCTGTGCTTTGAGGACGTCCGGTTGATTGTCCACCAGCAGGAAGCTCTGGTTCAGCTTCCAAGCTTTGCATGTCTTCGTATGGTGTCGCCAGTTCTTCGAGAACAGGTGTTGTTTCTTCGCTTACCAGGCTGTCACTGGCGTACTGGGATTCCCTCTCATCTCGAACGCTTTTGATGTTACCGAGTTCTTTTTTCTCTCGTCGTAATGCTGGATTATAATTGCCGACTGATGAAGGGTCGGACAGGGAACTAAATAATTTATCTAGCGTGGGTCCGACATCCCCTTTGTGAAATTTTGCCGTACCCGGACGACGATAAACCTCACCTCGAGCTACGGCTTCTTTTCTTTTTTCAAGTTCCGACTTGGCCATTACTTTTTACCTCGCTTTTTTTTCTTTGGCTTTTCAAGGTCATCAAGCCGGTCGTGTAAAAATTTTAAGCTAGCGAGAATCGGGCCGGTTGCTGCGTTAGCGTCAATTGATTTGTAGCCTTTAACTTCCTTAACAAACTGTCGGCCAACTTTAGAGCGCTCTGCGCTTTGAGCCATGATTCCTGTTTCGTGTCGGTGATGACCGAATACGTGCTTGTCGTACGTTGCTACGTCAAGGGAACTCAGAAACTCCATAAGGTCTGCTTTTCCGCGACCTCTGTCGATGTTTGTCTTAAGTCGTTCATCCGAGTACGAAGCTATAATGCCAGCGCCGATGCTTCCTAAAAAACCCATAAAGCTGCCAAACAAACCTGCGCTTGCTTGTTGGGCTGCTATTTGTGCTTGTTGTTGCATTTGTGCGTATTGGGCACCCAACCCTCTACGCTCTGCCTCTTTTGAAGCTTGAAACTGCAATGCTTGTCCTGCTGCGGTTTCCTGTGTTTGCTTGCCTATTGCTATAGCCTGTTGGCGTCCCATGCGATTAGCAAGACTGGCTTGTCTTCCGCCTTCTGAGAACATGGCTCCTGGTGCCACTCCACGGCGGCTTTTAGCTACTGCGTAAGAAGCAGTGCCAATTTGCTGACCCATTTCCATAGCTTGTTTTTCAGCAGTCGACTTAGTTTCACCTGAAGCTAAACCTTGAAGTTCAGCTAAAATCTGTTCTGAATATTCATCATAAGGGTCTATTTTGTCCTTGCCGGTGCGAACATCACTTCTCGCTTGCGCAAGTGCTTCTTCAGCGCTCATGCCACGGCCCATTAGCTGTCGTTGGCGATCTCTTACTGCCTTAGATTCTACACCGCCACCGCTTGGCCCACCACCAACGTCATTTAAAAACGGAGCGTCTGGGTCTTGCGTGGTTGACGTGCCGGTTGACGTACCGGTTGACGTACCGGTTGACGTGTCGGTTGACGTGTCGGTACCGGAATTATTGTTACTATAGGAGTCTAGTTCTTCCTGTGTCGGTCCACCACCACCGGGCATATCTAAACCCCTCTCAATGCTTGAAGGACATTGCCCAATCCGGCAAATTTGTCTTTTTCTTTTTTCTGACGCATCCCGCTCATTTCTGCTAGTGGGTCTGTGCCTTTTACATTTCCAACATCGTGGCTGCCTAAATCTTTTTGTCTCTTAATGAAATCCGATGCTTCGCCTATTGGATTCATCTCATTCGTATGTGTCTCAAAGCGTGGGGTACCAAAAGCTGACGGGTCTATACTTTGCTCTGTGTTTGGCCCGTCTGGCATTTCTCCGCCGTATCGGGGCTGCATGCCACGAAACGTTGGTACGTCAGACATAGGTTCCATTTGTAATTCGCCAGGACTTAAGTTCTGTTGAAGTAGATTTTCGCCAGACAAAGCGCCGGGTCTGGCTGCTAAATCTTTAATAGAGGCATCTAGTTGACCTGCTTGAACTCGGGTATCCATTGTGTCCATTGCGACAGAGGTTTGGTCACTTAAGTCCTGCAATTGCTCTACACCTTTGTCGAGGCTCATATCGGTGCCTTCAAAGAGGCCGGAGGCTATTCCTTGACCGATAAAGCTTCCGGCTGCACTCATTGCAGCTCCAACATAACGCATCATAATTTGTTTTTGGAATGCCTCTTGAGTCATTTTAATGCCCTCAAGTTTTAAATCTGCTGCTCTATTTGCTCGACCCAAACCTTGAGCGAGAGCCATTTTAGTCTCGCGTCCTTCGCTTTCCTCGTTCATTATTTGTCGGGCTCGGCCACGAATGATTTGCATCGTAAGTTGAGCCAAAGCACGACCGTCAATGCCCATTCGTTTAGCCATCGGTCCTGAAAGCTTGCCAATTAAGCCGTCGATTATTGCGCCCATTTCCGGGTCGTCTTGCGCCATTGAGAGATCGATTCGATTAAATCCCTCTTGCAGCATGGCCATAGTAAAGCTTGGCTGTTCTTTCTTAGCCATTAGATTTGGTCTCCTTTGGGAAGCGCGAATGTCGTTGGTCTAAAACCGACTTCTAAAGCCATACCGTCCATGCGAAACATTTCGTTAGTAATCGTGGATGCAGCATTAGGAGTTATCGTGTGCTTAACTTTTAAAGCGCGACTCTTCTGGCGTTTTACCGGGACTTGATAGCAATGCTTATCTATAAAGGTTGAAGCCGTTTTGGTCTGTGAGTGAGCTGTTGAGTCGTTGTAGTCTACAGTCATTTCGACAGTGACGTCGTGGTCGCCTTTGTGATCTCCAAGAAACTGAACCTTGTAGATTCGCTGCGCTCCTTGGAGGTTGTTTGTGTATATGTAAGGCGTTTCGATTACAGTGGTGTATTTTGAATAAATATCACCAGACGTTGAGCCGTATTTAGCGTCCCAAAACTTCGTCTCGTCAACTTTCCACACGCCTGAAAAAATAGAGCTGTCTAGGTCGTAAGTAGCAGTGCGGCCCGAATAAGATGCGTAACGCATACGTCCGTAATGCAAAACACCATTTAAAAGTTTTAGACCCTTAGAGTTGTAGCCGACATAAGTTTTGTCAAAAGTGTATTGGCTCCAAGCGTCAAAGAAATAATTGTAAACAAGAACTGTAGAGTAACCTGCTGGGTCACTCGAACCGTCTAAGCGGTCACCAAGAGGTATGTACAGCTCGTGTTTTGAATCATCTAGTTCGGTAGCAAGCCCTCTGTATATGCCTAGGTCTTCGACCGGCGCCCCTATGTATTCAGATTGCAGCTCACGATTGATGTTATAAAAACCACGTTCTGCTTGATAAAGAATTCCACGCGGTGAATTGATATGAATAGTTCCTTCTAATGCACCTTGCCCTTTTACAAGTAATCGTGGCTCTGTGAACCTTGCCGTCCCACCGTTTGCGTCTGGTCCTTCGCCGCTTATTACAAAGACGTTCTCTGGTGTGAATACGACAAGGTGATCACCAGTCGTCTCAATCCCGTAAACTTTTTCTCTGCCGCCTTCGAGTTGCCCAAATTGGAATTCTGCATCCGTAAACACCTCAGTTGCAAGTGTGTTTACAGTTGGTTTAGAAGTATGAACTCTGTTGTCGGCTGTTGCGAACATTAAGCGGTCTTTGTGAATTACAAGATCAGTAACTGAACCTAAACAACCATTAGCTTTTTCAAAGTCGCTGTAGAGGACTTCGTGTGCTGCCTTAGGATTCTCTACTGGAAAAATGTCGGCATCAGCGTATACGTCTAGAAACTCAACTGACGGACTATCCCAATTGTTAGCTATGTCACCGATTCTGTAATGAGTAGCTTGCGTAGCAGTGCTGCGATACAAAACTATTCTGACATTTTCGTTGTAGCGTAGAGAATGATTGTAAGTGTAAACTTTAACTTTTATCCAGCCTTGATTATTATCTGCCGTTATATCCACAGTGATAGGGTCGCTAGGCTTTGACCTGTGCAAGTTGCCAGCAGCGTCTACAAACTCATATATCGCTGTGTAGGTCCGAACTCCTGTCGTTATGCGGGCAGTCATGCCGTTTATAGCAGAACTGTTTGAAGCGGCTGCGTATGTAGGCGTGGCAAAAATTTGTGGTGCTCGAAAAAAACCGTTTTCGTGAACTGCTTGACCATCAAAGGTCTTAAGGTAGCCACCACCAATCAGCAAACTATTGTTTGTTTCAACTGTAGGCAGTTCACGTCTAGGTTTATGCTGTACGGTCGCAATTGAGGCTGCAAACGTTACCTCCTCACCGACAAGCAACGGAGCCCAGCGACTGCTACCAATTAATTTTTGATCAGGTGTTTTGCCATCGATAACCGCTGAGGCGCCGTAGTACATTGTCGATGCTAATTCGCCGTTATCGACCTTTGAAAAATCGCGCTGCAAAAGAAAAAAGTCGGTAAATGGATTAGCGCCAACATCACCCTCGGCGGTCTTCGCCACAGGCATACAGCGATCTCGTTTATAGTTTTTACTACCGGGCGCTTCGCTAAAAGTGTCTCTAAAAATATACGTAGAGCCTTCAGAAAAGTTTTGGTAGGACGCGTCCCAGCTTGTCCCTGCCTGCTGCGCTATACACTCACTTCCCATAAAATAAACTTCGTCGTCATAAGTCCACGGGTCACTGGTCAAACCGGTGTTGTATGCAAGAACTGAGTGCGCCGCTGTGGCGTCAGCTATAGTAAACTTAATAGAACGCAACGTAGTCACATTAGGTGCTCGTGCGTCAACTTTTGTGTCTGTGACGTAGTAGACTCGCGTATGCGTAGAAGGTGAAGCGCTAGGGTCAAGAATGGCTGTTCCGTTAAGCATGCCTTCGTTGTCAGGTGCGTTAATGACTGAGCCTTCAAGGGATAAGGTACCTGTGGCTGCGTCGACAACGGCGAATCGTCCTCGTATTGTGGTGTCTAAAGCATTAAATCCGATGACATAGTGGGATAGGTCATCCCGGTTAACCGGGTTTGCGTGTCCTAGGTTTGGATGAAAGTGACGAACAAAAACACCGTAAGCCTGTGGGTTGTTTAAGCCATACTCTGCCACACTTGTACCGAAACGGGCCTGCGCACTTTGCGCAATGTCAAAGGTGCGTTGGCTGGTAAAACTTAATGACGTGCCGTCTAAAACAACTTCTCTAAGCTTAAAGGATTTAGATTCGCTGCCTTCAGTGCTTGTCTGCCAAAAAATTGCAATGCCTTCAACTGGAGTGTCAACGGCCCGAATAAAGCTGCAAGCGTCCCAAGCAGCGGTTGGATGTAACGCCACGAGCGATGTTGAAGTTGAGGGTTTAATGTCGCCAAGTTGCCAATTTGAAGCCGTTATATCGATCAATCGATAATTTAGCAGCACAGGGTAGGAACCGTCACCAAGGGTGTAACCAGTGTTAGTGACATCGACCGAGTTGTACAGAATGACAAATTTATTTTCGAGCGCTAGGACTTTAGGTTTTGGCGCAAGGTAAGCCCGCTCATCCTCAAAAATACCAAGAGTCTCGAACCGGCAAGTGTCGACAAGTTGTCTGCGTCCAACTTCAACATCCGTGTCAGCATCATAAAGCTGGGCGTATACACTGTATTCAGTAAAGTAATTATCCTGAGTTGCGCCGTGCGATGTGCAGTCAATCTCGTACCAAACCGCGCATATAAAATTACCGTAGGTTGCATTAGTTATTTTACAAAGTTCAGGGCGAGATTGAGTAATCCCCCGGTCATCCCGAATCACTTGGTTATTCATGACAACAGGGTCACAGACGCCCTGTCGCGAATAAGCGTTATCGCCTAGGTTCTGGTAAAGATGTTTACCGTCCATCCAAGCCAACCCGTCACGATAAGACGAAACGTTTGATACGGTCGGAATCTTGTATGAGGTCGATGCTAAAACTTCATCAAATTTACCGTTGTTCGGTAGGTTGTCGTTTTGTAGCGGTTCTAGTCCTGCACGGCGTCTAATTTCGCCAGACTTCTCCATGCGACCATTTTGTATGTCGGCCATGTGCGGAACGTTAAGCACACGGTCTGAGGCTTTCTGATTCAAGCCTTTCTCGAAACTGAGCGATAATGTCTGTTTCTTAAGTGCCATTAAAACACCCACAGACTTATGTTCGCAACCCGTGAACCTTTAAGGTACAGATATCTTTGAGTCGATTCAGAACTTCGATACACAAGGCAGTTATTGTCGACATCGACGACAATAAATCCCTTAGGCTTTCTTTTAAGTGTGTGATGAAAGCGCCGCTCACTGGTTGAGACCTCAATGCCCTCAATCAGTTCACCGTCTAAAATAGGTATGGTGTCAAGTGATCGAAACGCAGTCTCAATGGCTGATTGAAGCATAAAAACCGTAGGGTCTTTTGTTGATACTCGGCTAAATGTATATCGCGCCATGACTTACCCCTAATACATAAAAGAGTGGTAGGGTTCGGTTCCGCGTGTGACATCTACAATGCTTGTCGACTCGCCTGCGTCACGTTTTGTCGCAGCTTGTGTGATACGATTCGCCAACCGTTGCAAATTTGAAACCTCGAACTTGATGTCAGACTCTTCTTTATTCTTGGCCAGCATTACAGCATAAGTGACTGGATATTCTTCGTAACCGGGGGTGATCCCCTTTACGACACTGGAGATGTCTGCTGGGTCGAATTGGGGCGCCGTCTTAATGTACCAGAGTTTTATCGTGCCTGATGGTAAGTCCTCAGGGATAAGCTTTATGTCATCGCCCACAAGCGCATACTCGACCAGGTCGACACCAGATGCTTTTATTACTGGGTTTGAGTATTGGTTGCGATGCTGGAAACTAAACGGTCGAACTCGTGAAGTTGTACCGCCAGAGCTTGGCGTAAAATCGACGCCCATAAGCTTATAGAAGTTATCTGGCAGAGGGTATGGCGCTGTGCCCGGAATGGTAAAACTATCTTCCTGCATCCCGTAATTCTCATGCGTCGTGACTAAAATATCCCACAACTCGCACAAGCCACGGTTTAAAAAATCCGTTAGCTCTTCATCTGTGACAAACTCAGAGTTCTCGAAGTCACCACGACGCCGCACTCTAGTAATCATGTCTGATGCTACAATGCTCGCCATTCGTCACCTCAGAAATGGGCCGGGGGGCTGCGCACCCCCCTAAACCCTTGCTAGCTATCCAAACTACCGCCGGAAGAATGAATGTCTAACAAATCAATTAATGCACTTCCGAACCGGCGATAGTCCTCACCTTTAGCAGCATCAAACGCAGAGCGCATGGCACTGTCTAAAGCGACTTCTCGCTGGTTTGAGACAGAAGGTTCATCCTTGGTTAACCGAAGTTTCTCAAGAATGAGTTCCGCGTCTCGTTTAGGATCAATATTCATTAGCTAAAATCAATCCGACATTGGTTACCCGGATTCTTGGTGATTACGTTCGAATAGGCCCCTAGTCTCACTTCCAAACTGTCACGATCTGAACGTCTGAGAGCAGCATTGGAATCTAGGTCAAGTATCTGTGGACACATACCAAGTGATGCCAATTCCCAGTCTGACAGCTTAATCATATAGGCTGTATTAACTGGACAGTCAGCATCTGGCACAACTTGAATTGGACCCGTTGGCAAGTGAATCACGATGTTGGTGAAGCCAAGCTCAAGCGTCTTGCCAAAACCAATATCAATCTTAACACCCTTGTTGGTGTCACTGGAATACCCGGCACCTGCCGCTGTAACTTCCTTCATCAACGATGTGTAGGTTGAGTAGTCTGTAAAGATATGGTCAGGCTTGGCACCCTCACGACCCAGACGCTCACTCGCGCTTACGAATGCGTGATATACGTCTGTGGTGGCTCCCGAAAAACGGTGCCCAGCGAGGCGCGTGGTGTCGGTTGACCGATTGACCCCAAAAAAGCTGTCTGATGAAGTTGGTGCCGTTGCCGGAATCCAGGCATCAAGACCGCTCATGCGGTGATGAGCTGCAACACTTGCAGAGGAATCGCCGCGCATAAAGATACGACCTTTCCCGCCACCGATAACTGCGTTGTCCATGTCAAAGCTACCAGAGTCATCGGCCACAAAGCTGCCAGCTTCACGGTTTACTGATTCAACTGTAAGATATCCAGTCTGCACTGAACCGTAGTCAGCGTTAACAATAACCTCAAGCTGTTGACCAACCTCAAAGTTCACAATGTCGTTTGCCTTGGTTAGAACAATTGTAGTCTTACCATCAGCGATAGTAGAACTAGTGATAACACCAATTTTACCTGAACCATCACCGTAGCACTGTCGAGCAAGTGAACGACGAAGCGCGTAACGTGCGCCGCTAATTTCAACGTCCATGTAACTGGCGAATGCACCAGCATCGCCGCGAGTCGAAAGAATTGTTTCTGTGTCTAAAGTTGCGAACGCATAATCACGAACACGGTGTACTAGGAATTTCTCAACTTCGAATGATGAGGTGTTATCTTGTGCTCGGCTAAAATCCTGACTACGTCGGGAGTTCGGAGCGTATTGAACAACCACTGGATAATAACTACCAGTAAAGCCTTCAAACTTTGGAATCCGCGTGAATAGCCCGTCGTGCTCATAGAGAGCCGCTAGCCAGTTGGCGCGTCCATAGAGTTCTTTTAGACCGTCTTGGACGGTCGACATATCGAGTGTAACACCTGTACCTGTAGCGGAGCTGAGTGCGCTACCTCCAATAGTACCGTGTCCTAAAGTTGACGTTGGCATGACTTAATCCTTTACTGCCATTTGATCGCTTCAGCGAATTTCCTGAGGCGTTCTTGGTGCGTTAAAACGCGAGGTTCCGTGGACGTTGTGGCCACAGCCTGCGTATTACTTAATGTTTTAACTGATGGTGCGACAGTTTTTGTCGGACCTTCCATGGCAGCAGGACTTGGTGTCGGGGTTGCTTCTGGCGAAGCGTCGTACAATTGTTTCAACGTGCGGGTGTCCGAAAACCGCTTAAGCTCGCCTGCGTAGTGGTCATTAACCACCTTGCAAGCCTGCTCGAATCCAATGTCATTACCTGAGGCGTTGTATTCGTTTTGAATAACTTGATACACCGTCTCATACGCATTGGCTTTTTTGACAAGTTCAAACTCGTCACCACGATTATCCACCCAATCGGTGATTTTATCAACATAAGAATTTCTTAAACCATGCAGACGACTTGTTTCAGCTTGGTCCACTCGTTCTTGCTCGCGTGACTTAAGATCTGTCAGCTCTTGGCGTTGGCGCTCTAGCTCACTTCGTAGCTGTGTCGATTCTGCGACTTCACCAGATGCTTCTTTGTTGATAACCTCGGCCATGTTTACGCCAGCTTGCTTTAAGAACTCTTGGGGGTTCTCTTTTGCAAGACTTAGGTTTTGCTCGTATTCTGCTACACGCGCCATTTGTTCCTGGATTTGGGCTTCTCGCTGTCGCAGATCTCGTGCTTGCAAGTGTTGTTCACGCTCACGTCGCGAAAGAGCCGCAAAGTTCGTCGCAAGATTTGCCGGGGTTTGTTCAAGCTCAATCGGAGCCTCAGAAGATGAAACGACTTCTGAGACCCCTTGTTCCGGTTGGGGGGTTGGCTCAACCGAAACTTCGTTTTCTTCACTCATATTATTATTCCTTAATAACCGGGACCGGGTGCAGACGGAGGCACATCGCCGCCGCCGCCGCCCATTAATTCTTCAGGTACACCGGCGGTGGCTGGCATAGAACCGCCCTGTGCTGGCATCGGCGCCTCACCACCTGCCATTTCTGGAGGCATAGGGACGCCGCCCTGTGCTGCCATTGCCATCTGTTGCGCTTTAGCTTGCTCTTCAGCCTGTGCTTGCTGAACCAGCGCAACGCAGCTCTCAATAAAGCGTCTGAGTAGATCTAGTTTCTTATCAGGGGCGCCCTGGCACTTGGCTTTAAGGTAGGCACTGTTCACCATCTTAATTGCGAGTTGTAAGTCTTGATAAGGCTCAGGCGGTATAAACCGTCCGTGTTCAAGAATCTGGTCAATGACAAACAGTATGTCGTGGTAATTTGACGTGGCTAATTGCGTAAGCGCTTCAGTGTCAGGGTAATCTAAAAGCATCATGCTTTGCATTGGGTCGATTAAACCTGCCTGACTCATTTCAACGACTGATTGAAGCTTACCAGCCGGGGTATCAGGTAGCAGATTAGACGGGAACTTCTTCATGACGTAACAGTCTTTGGTTAAATCAATTTGAGACCACTTAATTTTTTGGATGTCCCTATCGCCCGCATGAATCATCTCCAGGTCAACACCGTCCTCGTGCAGCCCTCGTGTGACTTCAATCATGTGGTCTGCTGCATCTAAAAACATCTGCTCGTACTGGCGTTGGATTGAGGCAAACCGGGTACTTGCTTGGGAGGCGTATTCACGAAGCGCCACACCTGATTCTAAACCTGTTGGGTTCTTGGCCTGACTCTCCATCGTTGAAACACCAGCAATCTCATAGGCTCGTGAAAAAATACGGTCCATGTGCGACATGACTTCAGGTGCCACGGTTTGCGGTACATAAAAAGTCGGTGGCTGTCCGGTGTACTCGACAATGCCCCACATCTCATTGGTTATCGTGCCCTTGGATACCTGGGTTCCACTCTGTAACATAATTTTCGGGGTGGCCAGACGCATCGATTGAGCGACCGCACGGCAAATCCAATTAAGCTCGACCTGTAGGCCCGTTAGTTGTGAGCATAGGCCTTCTGCAAAGAATCCCAGCAACCTAGGAGTCCAACGTAGGAAAACAAAGGGTACGCCACGAGTCCACTGCTCGGCAAATAAATCAGCCCCATCAATGACAATTGAGTGCAAGCCATCGTCGGCACCTTTGCCAGAAGGGAGGTGCCATGCCTCGATACACTCGACCATGTCTGAGGTGTTGCGTGTGTGGCTCTGGCTTTCCACTCGTGGGGCATCGTCAATCTTAGAGGCAGAATTTGGGAACATACGTTTAAGGACTTCCGCATTGACGTACTTGCGCTGGAAGTACTGACGTGGAGCCCCGTTAATGGCTTCCATTTCATCGATAAAGACTTCGTTCGGAAAAACTCTTTCACAATGCAAACCATCCTCATTGCCATGAATTTTCATGACGCCCATACCCATAACGGCGGCATCCCTAAAAACCATCGGCGCCACTTCATACAGTTTAGTTTTGTAGAACATTCCAGAACAGAACTTGGTGAGGCGTTTGGCTTTCTGCTGTTCACCAAAGCTTCCACCGTCCGTAAGGAACTGAACCTTGGGATATGTCGTGGTCACCTTAGACGTGACCGTGTCCACCATGCTTTGGCAGATGTTCATCTGCACTCGATGATTCTTGGCGGCAGATGCGACTTTGGCGTATCCGTGAAGTGATAAATCACGCATGTAGACGTTGCCGTACAGGCGCATGTTCATCAGGGCTTCTTTATCGCGGTCCTTGGCGTCTTCGCGCAAAGAGTCGAATTTAGCCAGCATACGCAAGTAGATGTCCTTTTTAGATTCCCACCAAAACGTTTTGTCGTGTATTCGTTGACCGGTTCCCATTATTTACTCCGCGCTGTAAAACAGCATGTTTTCGGCTTCTGCTGCTATGTCGTGTTGTGATTTGGCGGGTGGCACCATTGTAGAGTTTGACGTTGCCTGAAGGTCCATTTCTAACGGCCCAAACTTAAAGTGAGTCACGCCTTCTGATTTGAGTAAGTCGATAATCGGTTTTAGTTGTTCTACTGAAAGTTCCATTGTGTTTCCCACCATCCTTTTCCATCTTTTGATTGAATTGCGTCACTGCGCTTGTCCCAGTATTGGTCAAGGTCATATTCGAGTCGTCCGGGAGTACCAATCGCGGGAATGTCGGCCCGTTGTCGCCATGCGTAGTGGCGGGCCTCTCTGAATGCGTAAAGCGTTCCGTCGCTGATGTGGTTGGGATAAGCTGGGTGCTCTTTCTTAAAGTCTTTAGTCCATTGGAGCTGGTCCCACTCTTCGCGAATCGGGGAGTCTTCCTGGATAAAAAAAGTGCCACATTGCAGATCAGAGTTTAGAAGTTCGATAGCCGCGTGTTTTTCAGTCTTCTTTGCGGCTTGAATAGGCAAAGCGAAACGGGCTCGCATCTCTTCAGCAATAGCCTTACCCATACCGGCTGTATCAACCATGATATTCGTGAAATTGTATTCTTCGTGGAGTTTGGCCAGTTGGTCTGCAACCTGGGAGGGTAAAAGCTTTGATTGGCTCCAACAGTCGACCAAATAGACCGCAGGTTGCTCTAATGAGTACGCTATCACGCTGAAGCTCGTAGCATCATGCCAGCCTAAATCTACTCCGCAGATATAATGCCAATCATAGTTACTATCGAGTTGGGTATAGAAGTTCTTCTCTGTGTACTTGTAGACGAGGGAATCATCGCTACGAACAAACTTTCCGCACCACTCACGCTGGTAGATTGAGCTTTCAGGCGTCATGTTCGTCTGTAGCATCCGGGCATCAAGCCACTTCTTCGTGGCGCCGGGTTTTTTGTTTAGATAGGGGTTATCGTGCAGCGTCCAATGAAACTTTTCATAGCCTAAGCGCTCATCGTGGTAAGCGTTGAAAAATAGCCCCGTGCAGCGTGGACTTGGCGTACCGATGAGACAAATTGTCCCATCCAAATCTATACAGCCCGGAGCTATCGTCTCTTGAACCAATTCATCGAGAATACTGGTGAAGTGACCGGCTTCATCGACCACAACCAGTCTAAATTTGTTCCCGCGCAGCCTGTCGAGGTCACCGGCATCAGAACAACCGTGTAATTCGATTCTTGAGCCGTTATTAAAGTGACAAACAAGGTCTGTGTTCTGAAAACGCAGTTTCAAATCGTATTTTCGGCTTAGTTGCTTGAGTAAAAGCCAAAGAATGCGTTTCGCCGCCATCCGAGACGTTGCTAAGTAGACACAGAGGCTCTCAGGGTGCCGTAGGCTTTGCTCGATGAGGTACATGGCAGCAGCGGTGGACTTACCGGCTCGCCGTGAGCAACATGCAACCTTGAGCTTGCCTGGATGGTCGATGAAATCCGTCTGCTCTTTAAATAAATCTTCCCGAAACCGAAAAGTTCGATCTGGCGTCTGTTCCGGGCCGCCAAGGTCCGAGACATCACCGAATCTACGGGTGAACTCCCGCAATAATGCACGTTCGTCGACGTGCTTCTTCTCAGTGGGCTTGGACGCCATCGGGGCTCTTTGCCTTACGGCCACGTTTAATCGTTTGTTTTACTTCAGGTACTGGTAGATTAAGGTCGTCACCATCTAAAACCAAGAAACCGATAGACGTCATCGGGATAGCTACCAGGTAACCATCGTCAAATCGTGCATGAACAAAGTCACCCCGAAGCTCCAGGCTCACCTTCGACCCGTGTTTCAGACGTGTCTGGTGTCTTACTTCTTTTGTGTCCCGTTTTAGATGAATTTCGCTTATTGCCATGATGGCCTCCGTAGTGTTTGATTCTTTCAGCAGCAAAATGCGTGATAAATAGTTCACTTCCTTCTGCTGTCTGGCATTTTGGTGCGTACTCAAGATTGTGACCCTTCTTTAGGTCTTTAATGATTCTGCCTTGATGGGTGTGAAGAACCTTTTCCCCTCTACGATAACCGTACACACGATCTAGAATCGCCGTTGCTATTCCCATCGTGCGAAAGACACTCTTTACGTGTGCCCAATGTACAATGAGCAGGCTGCGCTTTTTATTCAAAACGTCAAATTCTTGACGCTTCGCACAGACATATCCGTAGATCTGATCTGTGAGAGCCTGATTACAAGCAACATATGTGTACGACGTCTCTAAAAGGTTCTCCACGATTGGTCGATGCATTTTGAACAGACTGATTGAGGATTGATTGCGATTTTGTCTCGCGTGTCCGTCTAACCAGGTATCAAGGATAAATGCCGCATCGTTAGCATCTGCTGGCCTAATAAGAATGTTGGGTGCGTCCTCAACTTCTTCAGGAATATAGGGCCGTGAGGTTTCGGTGTTCCTATCGTCTTCGCTAAGAAAAACGTTAACGCCGAACTTGTGGCGTAGGTCTGATTTTAAATCATCCATCGTCGCCAACTTTCTCGTATGCTTCTTTTGCTCGGCGTGTCGCCAATAGCCCAGCTTCTTCTTTAATCGTGCGCTGTATACGACCGTCGAGTTTTAGAAATGCCTCAGAAGCTTTCTTGCGTAGCTCGTCATCCGGTAGAGCCTCGAGTGCGTTTTGGTCTTTCAAATCTTTCTCAACGTTTGAGAGTGTTTGAATAGAACGCACAATAGCCGCAAAGTTTGCAGACTGGTTCTTATCAAGGCCGTAGGATGTAGAGCTGATTTGCCGAAGCGTTCGTAGTTCGGAGTCGATAATAAAATAAGCGTTGGAAACCAGGGAGTGTACATCAGGTACAATCGAGGCGCCGCCGTCCATGGCAAGCTTGTCGTTTATCTTAATGCGACGGGCTTCATGGCGCAGTTCGCCACGCACCTTCTCCAAGGCTTCTTCGTCACCTAATTTACCACCAGCAGAGTGGAATTGAACAGACAGCTTTTTGCTGTCACTACGACGCGGCATGGTGTCACCTAAGAATGGGACTGAGGAAAGGAAGCAACCAAACCCCAGCCCCGCGTGGTCTACTTTGGGAGTAGGCTTAACTTGTATCGCGGATTGGGAATATTTGGGAGAACTAATGATCTCAGATTGAGATTAATGGATTAAGATCTGGACGTCCGTTGTTAGGCCGGAATAAATTTACCCTCTAGCTTCACTTTGCCTAGGACAATCTCACCACTCGGCGCCACCCAGAAGTGACAGGCGTACCGGTAACGTTTGTGCTTTACGCCATCTTGCTCGGCTTGTTTCTTAGACTTCGTGTTCACGACGGACTGGTACTGTTGCCAACCGTCAGCATGCATTGATTGCGTGAGACGGTAAGCGTGTTTTTTCATGAAGAACTGTTTGCAGTTCGTTTTAATTTCATCAATCGTTTCGTCGGCTAGCATCGTGAGTTGCATGTCCTCTGGGAGGAGATACAGAGCTAGCTGGACCTTGGCGTTGCTTATGATGTCCCGCGCCCAACCTGGGGCATCCTCGCGGTCACTGATGGCCTCCGAGGTGTCCTCCCATTCGTCTGGTAAGCCCCCACGGTGAATTAGTCGTGCAACGTCTTTAATATCTTCAGTGGCTGAGAATTTCGTCATCAATATAATTCATTCTATTTGGAATGCATCCTCGAACCCCGCCCCGTGGATCAGGCGTGTCGCCGTCAAAACGTGGGATGACGTGGATGTGAAAATGCATAACAGTTTGCCCAGCGGCTTTACCATCGTTGAAACCAACGTTGTAGCCGTCAGGTCGCACGTCACGGTCAAGCGTGATCCGAGCGTATTCCACCATATCTAGTAGGTCTGTCTTTTCTGGGCCGGTAAGTTCCGACCAGGTGCTAACGTGTCTTTTTGGTAGGAGGAGCATGTGGCCAGGACTGGCCGGGTAGGAATCATAGCGAGCGTAGGCGTAATCGTAGAACGCCAACGAATAGTTTTCAGGTAGGGTGCAGAACGGGCACTCGGCGCTCATACATAGACCCTGTCATCAATAAAGTAGCCCTGGTCCTCCGCTCGCTCCGATGGCTCGAACTGTATGGTTGGACTGCCTGCGTTCTCCCAACAGTCTTTGTGATGGACCATCGGCTCGTGCCATTTGCCATCCTTTCGGGCCATCTGCTCGTAAACGTCAACTTCCTCACCGTCTTCCGTGGTGACGTTGCCATAACCGTCAAAAGTGCCGATGACTGGCGTTGCTCCTGGCTTCGGAATCCACACGGACTCTGTATAGCGCTCGGGAACATCGGAGTAGCGGTCTAAAGCGTAAGTGGCCAGGATGGACTTGCCGCATAGGTTACATTCGTAGCTTGAGAATCCCATTACAGTAATCCTCGACGTCTATAGTTCTCTTCAAGGCCTAGAAAGATGAGGCGCCGTATCCAGGCTGACTGACTTAGGCCTTCTGACTCGGCACAGGCCTTAATTTTCACCAGTGAGCCTTCTGGAAGCGTAATCATTGTTTTCTCGGCGCTTTGAGAGATGACTGGTGTTTTTTTGACGACCGCCGTCTTCTTCTTAGCTGTTTTCTTTTTGGCACCCATGGGTGACCTCCTTTGTTAAGCCACCATGTTACATGTTGACATATAAATGGCAAGATCAAAGGCAAATCGGGGTAAAAAGTCAGATGTAGCAATACACATTCACACGCACAATCGCACCGGGGGGTGGCCCCCCCCTGCGCGCAATTACAGGCACTTAGGCGGTCTTTAGAGTGAATAGTAGCGACGATCCACCCTCCAAAAAAGGTTACTGTACATAACCTACAGCATGCACATTGATATTGAATGATGACATATGATGTGAGACTCTGAGAATGAGCGGGATTGACCGCGACAACAACAAAGGAAGCAATCAATGCAAGTTAAGTTCTGGAAACACGCATATCCAACTATGAGAAACGTTTTTACCTATTCGGCAATTACTTATCTCAAAATAGCTCAGGCATGGTGCATCACAATGTATGTGATGGGCAATCGGGGCTATTCTGACAGAATTACCTTTTTTACCCGAGACGATAACGGTGCGCCTATTTGTCCCTACGAGAGCAATAAGTGCGAAGGATCCCCGCTGTACGGATACGGAGCCCGATGGCACCGATACGGACTGACTCGCCATGATCCTAACGTTGCAGTCCACCGCTAATCAACGCCCCTCATACATCCATTTAAGCCACCTCAGAGTGGCTTTCTTGGTGTCAACTCACAACAAAGGAAGCAACCTATGACACAAGCAATTTATCGAAACCTAACCCGAGGTGGATGGTCTCTCATTGATGCCAAACTTGATCGCAAGGGCTATGCCTCAAAGCTCACAGGACCATCACACCACACCGGCGGTCTACTTATGACCAACGTTGTCACGAACAACCCAAGCACCATTGCGAGCGGTTGCGCTCGTATTGTTAAGAACCTTGCACTACCTAACAAGTATGGTCGCGAGGTCATCGCATACGTTGCCGGTGACGTCACAGAAGGTCAGCCCCTTGTTGGCAATGTCTATGGTGCATTGGTTCACCTCGGCACGTTGTCACTTGACCTTGAAGCAGGTCAGCTCGTTTTGATTAATCCTCTCGACGGGTCATCACGTCCGTTTGATGTCTCGCGTATCGCTCCAACGTTGACGCTCGTATTCAATGAAACCTGCGAGGTCTACGCATGAGATCCAAGGTCCATAAGAATCTAAGCAGAGGTGATTGGTCGGTCACTCCTAAAGAGACCAACAAGGTCCAACCGGCATCGTCGGTGCATTGCTTTGATATCAAGTTTAAACAACCGAGTGGCAAGCAATTCGAGGCATGTCTCGAAGGTGAGAAGCGCAAGGTGTTCGCCTATATCCACAGCGAGGAAACCATCGTTGACACGCCACAGCCTGACCTCTCAGGTTGGCAACGGGTCTACTTTAACCCTCGTAAAGGTCATCGATACTTTCAGCTCTCTGACGGTACCCGAATTGATACAGCGTCGGAAGCTTACTTCACTGATACATCCGAGATGTGGATCCGTTAATGGTCAGCCCCTGCTCAATAGGGGCTTTTCCCTCTCACCCTGGGTGTTTCAACGGCTATTTGACGCGCTCAAATATCCTTAAATCTTTCCAGGGGCTCAATATTCAAACCCGCGATCGGTCCTAGTGATTGATTGCAGCCAAGCAAGGAAGCAAAACTTATGTCCAAAACTTCTAAATTTATTTATGCCAAAAATGGCAATCGTTATCACGTCACTCTCGCGCGCGTGAAATATGATCCGGCCCGTTTTGAACGGGCTTATAACATCCTCAAATCTGGCCGGGTGCCAGATCGCAGCGATGTCAAGGAAGCCCGACAGATAGCCCGTCGACTTTTGCGACTGAAGACCCTGCCGGACTTTTTCACCTCGGAAGGTCAGCACAAAATGATGCTCTCAAATAAAGCATCAAAGGGCGTCTTGAAATCGTTCGTGATGCACTTTGCACCCGGTGATCTCAGTGGAACTGAGGTCTGCCATGGACGGTCTGAGGGTTGCACTAAATCGTGCTTATACGAATCGGGGCACGGATCAATTGTCAACGTCAAAGCAGGACGGATCAAACGCACTAAGCTTTACTTTGAACATCGGGCAATCTTTGCTCTCACGTTCTTTGATATGATCGATCGACTGTCTAAGCGGTCTTACAAAGTCGCAATCCGTCCGAATGGAACAAGTGATATCGTGTGGGAATCTCGCGAGCGTTGGATGTTTAGCATGTTCCCTGATGTGATTTACTACGATTACACTAAGCTTCCTGGAAGATTTAAGCGGTCTTTACCTGAGAATTATTCCCTCACATTCTCACGCTCTGAAACGAACCACCGACACGCGATCAAGACCTTGGACGATGGCGGCAATGTGGCAATCGTATTTGACAAGGCTACTTGGAAACGTGTGACCGCGTCCGGTTCGTGGTCAGGCTATCGCGTAATAGATGGGACTGCTGACGACCGTAGGTGGTTGGATCCTAGAAATGGTTGCATCGTTGCATTGAAACCCCTCGGACCTGCGAAGCGGGACACTTCTGGCTTCGTCCTGCGTCCCTCATTGCGTCTCGTATCGGCGGAGGTGGCGGCATGAGTATTCTCTACAAATCACGCTCTAGACGGGATGCAGAACGCTATATTGAGCGCCATAGTTATTATGGTTTGGTTCGTATCACTCTAATTGGATGCAATTGGGCGGTGATAGTCAAAGCCTAAGCCCCTGGAAGAAATAAGCCCCTTTAAAGCTCTCGGCTCCCATCCCGAGGGCTTTCTTGGTGCCGAGAGTCAGATCCTCGGCTTAACTTACGTCTAATCGTAGGGAAGGAAGCAAGTGATGACTTTGAGAGAACGCTATGAGAATTACGTCCGATGTGTCGACGATGGCAACGGGATTGACTCGACAACGGGTGAACCTATCAAAACATTTGATGAATGGCTGAATAGCTAAGTAAAGGAAGCAAAACATGACAGCAAAAGTATTGCCGTTTGTGGCAGATGGTAGCGGTCTAAGTCCGTTAGCATCTCGACTCGCGGCCCAAAAGAAAGCACCTGGAACGGTCGATTCGTATCGGGTCAACGTCGCCCAGTTCGAGCAATGGCTAGTGGATAATGGTAGAGACGCGGTTCCCGTGAGTCTTTGCGATTACTTGGCCGTGCTGCATTCCAGCGGCTACTCACGTTCTAAAATCAACCAAGCCTATTGCGGGTGCATCGACTGGATGCCATCACTTAACGGTCAGATAGTTCGTGACGTGTTGGACGGTATCAAGCGAGAGCATGCACACCGGGCTATTGATACCAAGAAAGCGTTTATGCTCCGGGATGTGGAGCGCGTCTTATCGTCTCTGGATTCCGGCTCATTGCGTGATTGCAGAGATAAAGCTTTGTTTAGCGTTATCTTTGCGACTGCTAGCCGTAAAGCCGAATTGCTGAATCTTACCGTCGAGAACATTGTAGTCGATTTCGATAGGATTTGGATAGACGTTGTTGAGAAAAACTCTGTGACCTTGCGTCGCAAGTTTTTACCCGGCGCCCCTGGTGATTTAAGCGTACCATTGGCACCTTCTACCCACTTGATGGAATGGCTCCGAAGGTCGGAAATAACATCCGGCCCGCTTTGGAAGCCAATTTCAAAGAGTGACAACATCACCGATAGGCCACTATCTAAGCGCGGCTACGATGCAATCTTTAAGCGTGTACTTACCAAGTGCGGGTTTCAAGTCTCAGACTTCAGCCCCCACAGTACGCGAGCCGGGTTCATCACCTGGGCATCCAAGGCCGGGGTCTCACTCGGTGAGATCATGGCGGTGACAGGTCACAAATCAGTTGAGAGCATCAAGCACTACTTAGACAAAGAGCAGATGGCAGAAAACCATCCACTCTTGAAAGGAAGCAAATAATGGAATTCGTATTTCAATCAGACTGTGGTTTTACCCTGACATGGTGCCCAAACGAGGAACTTTGGACCGATGCCGACCTCAACTTTATCGCAGACGCCCAAGGCTACCCCGTCGACGACGATGACAAGCGGATCCCCGGTGACCGTGAAATCCTGTGGCGCAGTCTTTACCCTACGGATCTAAAGCTGACCTGGACCAACGCCGCTGGTGAAAAGCTCGTACTCGGCGCCACGCATTTGAAGATACACCACAGCTTTATCATGAGCGGTGGCGAGTGGATGTCAGCCACGTGGTTAACCGAAGCCGCAGAGAAGCTCGTAATGGCTCACATGGCCATTCAGTACATTATCAGTGACGCTCAATTCCTGCACTTTGACGGTGACTCTACAGACATCGACTTCGTAGAGGGCGGCAACTTATTAGTGGAGCACATCGAATGTTTTTAATGATTCAGTTCGTTCTTATCGGCCTTGCAGCCATGTTCTCAATAGTCCCATTTCTGGGTCCATATCTCAGTGCGGCGTTAGTCAATGCTGCCGGGGAGTTGAACCCGGACATTCACCAACCTATAAATGCCAAGTGGGTTCGAGCAGAACTCAAGAAGGAAGCAAACCATGACAGTTAGAATTCTCATTGATGAAGCAGCGCAGCTTGTACCGGAATCGAAAACCTTGGACGAACTATGTGACCGCTTAAACATGGTGGAGCAATTAGTTCGAGACCAGGAGCTACACGATAGCAGCTACGT